AAGGATTGTCAATCCGCCCGCTTTATATTTGCGCCAACACAAATTTTCTCCACCGAAGCCATTAAGGCTGGTCAGCCCAACTTTGCTCCACTCAGTACCACTACCACTAGCAGCGTTCAACTTTTCAAAGTTGGCTTGGATAGCTTCTGGCCCTTTATCCATTCCGCTAAAAATCTTAGTAAGGTCCATTTTTTCACCTCTTAATTTTTAAAATAAATAGCCTTGACGCCATCAAATGCGCCAAAGCTACCATCATCTAATCTTTGCATTAGTTGGTTGTCGGAAAAGTTGCTAAATTTACTCGTGATTTCTAACGTGCTAACACCATTAGATACACTGACAACTTTAACCGGCAACGTTTGTCGATTACCACCGCCAAAGAAACCGCTAGGCTCAGTGCCGATTGGTACGATACCAAGTGGATACTCCAGATAGGTTACATTGGCGGTTGAACCAACTGTTAATGTCGTAGGAACACGAATGCGAATGCCTCGTGTCAGTACGCTGATACTTTTTGATTCGCTTTCTCGCAAGCCGTTATAGGCTGTTACGCTTAACGTGTATGCCGTGTTAGGCGATAACCCCGTTACCGTGTAGCTCTTACTGCTTGTAGTTGCGATTAAAGCAGTGCCGTTGCGTACTCGATACTGCATGACATCACCTGCTTTTTAAGTCCAACTCAAACCAACGCTGTTAGTGGTTACGTTGCTTGACGTAAGGTTAGATACGTTGACCAGTGCTTCATAGACCGTGATTGTTACCACGTTTGAAGTCTTAGTGCCAACAGTTGCTTTGATCGTGGTAGTACCAGGCGCAATTGCCTTGACATTTCCAGATTGATCAACCGTTGCAACCGTTGGCGTTGTACTGCTCAACGTGTAGTTTCCGTCCGTTTCGTTAGCTAGCGTTACCGTTACGCTGACCTTAGCCGTACCGCCGACTTCAAGTGCAGTCTTGTCAATTGCAATCGTAATAGATTGTACTGGGATTTCGCTAGTCGTTACCGTTACGATGTTCGACTTGGCACTTTCACGCAGCCCGTTATAGCTACTTACGGCGAAACGATAAGTCGTTTTCGCTTGCAGACCCGTAACCGTGTAGGTTTTCTGGTCAGTAACTTCCGCAATCTTCGTTAGCTCTCCGCTAGCGCCTAAGCCTTGATAGATATAATACTTCAAATTAATTCTCCTCCTTTTTTAGTTGCGCCATTCTAGCCGTTGCGTATGCTCATCGATGTAGATAGCTCGCAGATCAGTAGGGCTCGTTGGCTTGCTGAAATAGCCTGAACCGCCTGCAAGGGCGCTCTTGCCTTTCCCTTCTCCAGTCAGCGCCAGTTGTGCGTTAACATTGCCCAGACTGACCTTGATCGTCTTGTAGCCGTCACGAACATACCATGCACCGGCGCTCGATTCAAAGTTAGGCGCGTCATCAAGGTAGAAATTGCGCGGTAATCGAACCTTAATCGTGTTAGCATCTGGATACGTAGCCATGCAAGGGACTAGCTTTGTGTTAGTCTGACCAAATCCGCTTGGACCACTCCCTAGCCCGTTAGGTTCAGTGCCGATTGCATATTCGTAATACATGACTTTCGGCTCTGGATAATCGGCTTGATTGTGTACGATTGTGATTTCGTAACCGTAAAGCAAGTCTTCCAGACTATCAGCCGTAACCATGCTTGCGTTACGCTCGGCAACCATGCCATTAGACAGTGCAATGACGTTGGTACCGTCTGGGGTTTCGTCCTTATGCTTAACGCGAATTTGCCAAACAGCGCCATGCCCGTCATCGTAGTTATCCCAACCCTTCGTGATTGCAAGGTCGTTCGCAGCTAATGCAGCATAACTTTGCATGGTCGGGACATCGCTGAATTGCCATGCTCGATCGTGGAACTGAGCTTGTTTCAGCGTTTCTTGGATTTGTTGCGTCATCTCCAGCAGTTGATTATAGCGAACGTACAACCCATTCTTAGGGTCGTTCACTTCTGCCATTGCGTCGTTCAACGATTGCTTGTACTTAGCCAACCATTCGCTGAATTCCTGACTGTACGTTTCGCCCGCTTCATTAAGCTTGTCCTTAATCGCGTTGCCTTTGTCGGTTACTTGCTCAAGGATTCGTTCAAACTCTCCGATATAATCTCGGCCGGCATTCCCAACGTGTGCAAAAAACTGGTCATCGATAACATCAAAATCCATGTCAACGGTTGATACCGTTTGACCATCTCGCCCGATGAACCGAACAAAAAACTGTTGCCAGTGTCCAGGCACGTTAAATGTGCGCTCGTCAAAGTGTAACGTTACCCGTCCTAATGCGATTTGGTCGTTGCGATCATTAGCTTCAACATGGTAGATATGCTTGTGAACGTATCCTTGACTGTCGACACCGCCATATTCGTATTTCCAGCCCCGCATATCAACGGGAAGACTGTTGCTAGTGATATACACCGGCAAATAGTCGTCAGTATCACCTACACGGCCTTTGAAATATCCGCTAATGTCTAAGATTTGGTCTTGATAGCGGGTTAAATCAAGCGTTAGCCGTGCTTTTTCTCGTAATGCCATTTATTCACCTTCTTTCATCGTTCATTCAAAGTGTCTTCATCAAGCCCGTATGAATCCAAAAAGCCATCGACTTTGTCTTGCTTTGCAGCTAACAGTTCAAAGCCTTTTGCGATAGCTTCCCGAACATCTTTGCCATACTGAGCCTTGCGAATCGTTTCAGCAATGCTTTTCATATCATCAGTGGTTGCCATTAGCTTGCCCCTTTCAGCTTATCAACTTCGGCTTTCAATTTGTTAAAGTCCGCTTGCGATACATAGCCCGCCGGTATCTTATCGTTAATGATCGATTGCAATTGTTTCATATCAAACTTAAGCTGCGTTACATCTTCACTACTTGTCACGTTCTGAATAATCGTAGTTGTGCTTGACGTGTTAGATTGACCGCTCGCTTGAACCTCAGCTACACGGCTAACGATAACCTTAACCCGCTCAAAGTCTTGCGCTTGACGGCTCGTTTCTAGTTGATAATCGGTCAGCCCTAACGACTTATCGCCGATAGTCAGCGTTGACTTGTGCGGTTGCAATAGATCCACTTCTTTTTGCACCACTCGCAGCAGTTGTGTTTGTGCTACATACGGATTGATAAACATATACCGATCAGCAACTTTGAAATGATCAAAGTTAGGCAAGTTTAACTCAACCGCGCTGACTTCCCAGCTCTCTGGCACTCGCTGTGCGTCAATCCATGCTTTTGCTTGGTTCATTAAATCGTTAGCGTCGGTTACTTCGTTAAACTCAATCGTTCCGTTGATAATGCCGAATTCTTTTTGCAAGTCTGGTATATCAATGTAATCGCGCCCTTCGTTGACGCTAGTAATCGTTAGCTTTGGCCTAGCAGCATTTGAGTTGCTGACCTCTTCTTTCTTACTCTCGTCTTTAGATTGTGAGCCATCGCCACCGTTTTTGATTAACGCTTGCGGGTCTAACCAAGTGCCATCGTTAGTGAACGACTTTTTGACGGCTTCATAAAAATCGGCCTTAGTTACGCCAACGTGCAAGTGATCAGTGTTTCGCCAACCGATAACATCACCGGTTTTGACCTTATCACCAATGTTGACGCGAATCTGACCGGCACTGCTGAACGCCTCTTGATATACGATATTAAAACCGTCCGTACTATGCGTTACAACATAATTGCCAAGCCCGCCCATGTAGCCTTTGAAAACTACCGTGCCACCGTGAATAGCATGCACTTCACTACCCGGGTGATCTACGGAACCAAAATCTAATCCATCATGAAATGAATTAGGTCTAAAGCCACCATCATAGCCGAATTTTTGGGCTTGGCTAAAACTGCCTTCGCCAACGCTAGGAAACGGCCAGCCCCAACCATTTGTTGTCGTCGTTGTCGTGGTATCACTAACTGGCCCGTTAACTCGACGGGTACCAGTTGGGCTCCAACCACCTGCAACCGAAATATCGGCAAACCAGTTAGAATCGTTGAACATTGCTAAAAGCTGATGGAATCCTTTATGAATGTCTTCGTAGCCTTGCACTTTCCAGGAATCGAACGTCTGTTGGATATACTGTAACAGCCCCGTTGACGGGTGGCCCGCCTGCGCGTTACTGTCCCAGTTGTTCGTGACGGTTTCGCTACCCCCAGATTCCTGATTGATACGCCTTAGAACAGCGTTCAACCCGTTCTGGTCAAGGTTGACGTTCATCATCTTCGCAGCATGCTTAATGGCTTCTGTCCAATCGCCATTAATAGCAGTCGTTGCCCCACCGCCAGTCGTTATTGTTGAGTTTTCGCCGTCAACCTCGACTTTTTGGGGCTCTAACTGTTTGCCCAACGGAACGAGCCTAGTTATAACCTTTGTGGGGTCAATCGTAAGGCTCGCTGACTTCATGTTAACTGCTAACTGGATAGGCGTATCGTTCTTGTGATCGTTGCCAATGTCGGTTACATAGTCAAGCATGTTCGGGCCGTCCGGCTTGTACTCAGTTACCAGATACCCGCCTAGCTCGTTAATCAGCTTGTCTTTGATTACGTCCCGTGTTTTTGGATAGTCAATTTGCCGATAGGCGTCATCTTTGCTGTTGGTAACGTTGCAGTTACGCAGCTTGAACTGCTTATACTGTGGCACTTGGCTGTTGTGAACATCAATCAGTGATTGCAGAAACTCTTTCGGTGTTAACCCAACCGCTTCATAGAAACGCTGAACGCTATCTAACAGATACGCTTCAATGTCTTCGAACGTATACGTTCTGATGAAATGCCCGCTTGACTGCATTTCTTTTTTCGGCTTGATTGCCCGGCCACGAAACAGCAGTTTATCGTTATCATAGACTTCAACATGCGTGTGCATTGGCTTAACGTTGTCAAACAGCAAGTTATCACGGTTTACGGTTAACTCCAGATCATCAATATCAGTTTCTTTGATCGTTAACTTGCCTTCGCTGACCGTTCGATTTACTCGCTGATCAAGCACGATAAAGCCGTTCTTATCAGTTGGTTCGTTATACCCGATAATTCGATACATTAAACCATCTCCTCACGTTTAAAGACGAACTCTATTGTGCCGTTGCCAGACAAATTAATTTTGTTGTCGCCTATATCAAGCACTACTTGCGTTTGCTTGTAGTTGCCATCGTTTAACGACACTTCGCCGAAACTCCCTTTCGCCTTGACGTTACCAGTTACCACGAAAGACGATAAAACCGGACGTGAGCCAATGTTTTTAACGTTAACGTCTTGACTACCATTGACGCTGAATTTGACTTGTTGCCATAGCCAGTGCGGGAAGAAAACATCGTCCCAGTAATCAGCACCTTCATTGTGGTTAGTGTAAGCATAAGGATAAGCCGTAAACACTATTGACGCTTCAAGCGTTTCGTCATCGCTGCTATCATCAACTTCAACACTCTTACACTTGGCCCACCAGTAGTACACCGGTTCGTGAGTATCAACCAACTTGCTCCAGTTGTGGGGCATTAGTTGCCGTTTCAGTTCTTGTTCAAAACCTTTACGGTTGTGATACTCTTCGCCGATATATAACAGCTTGTAGGTGATTTCTCGATTGTTGAAGAACCGTTCGTTATCAATCATCGAAAAATCGTAGCTACCTTGACGATATGGCACGTTTTCGGTGATTTCTTGTTCTTCCGGTGTCGGTGCCGTTCGCTCGGTCAACCACCAACCAGATTTAATGCTGTCAAAATCAGCGAAAGCAAAACCTTCAACGTTCGGCAACGTGTCAACGTCAACTTCGGTTGGCGGTAAATCCCTAAATATGAATTCCATTAACTCCACCTATCCTTTAATGCCGTTCGTTGTCCTAATCGTTGATCGTAACTGCCAGCCGTTGCGCCAACAAGCACGCCAGAATCAAGAATCATCGTTGTATCTTTGCCTGCAATTTGACGCAGTAAAGCGTTGTTCTGCATTTGCAAAGTGCTGTCTTGCATGGTCAACGAACCGGCGAACCGTGATTGTACATCGCTTGCCATGCCGTTCAAGCGGTTAGCGAAACCAGATACATCAGGTTGCATTGCGTCGGTGATTTGCTTGTTCATTGCCAAAACAGACTTTTGAACATCGCTAAAACCATCAACTAACCCGTTGCCCAGACCGTTCATAATTGCATGACCGGCGGGAATCAGCAAACGCCTGTCGACGCTGATAGGCCCTTTGTGGGCTTTAATCCACTTGCCAATGCCACCGACAAACGGCTTGACACTTTCCCAAGCCGATTTAAGACCGCCAAGCAAACTGTTCATGATTGCCTTACCGTTAGCCGATAAATCAATATGAGCAACCGCATTAATGATCTTGCGTCCAACCTGCGCCATTGCGCTGCCTAAGCTACCCATCATTTGCAGAATACCTTTTATCAAAGCAGTTATAATTTGTACCCCTGCTGCTATAATCTGCGGTAAGTTGCTAATGATAGCCCCTGCTAATGCAACAATGATTTGTAACGCACTAACCACAAGCAATGGCAGCACTTGTGCAATACCATTAATTAACGCTGTAAGAATCTCTACCCCAGCTTCAATGATCTGTGGCAAATTGCTAATAATAGCATTAGCAAGTGCCATAATGATTTGCACGCCGGCCGTAATAAGCATTGGTAATACGGTAACAATGGCGTTAGCAAGTGCCATGATAATTTGCAGACCAGCCGTAATGATCATTGGCAAACTTGCAACTATGGTATTGATAAGCGCAATCAGAATCTGTACGCCCGCAACTATCAGTAGTGGCAACGCAGCTGTAATCGCTGTGGTCAACGACGTAATGATTTGTGTACCAATCGCAATGATTTGTGGAAGGTTCTCAGAAATACTGTTAGCAATACCTACAATGACATTAGTTATCATTCCGACAATCAGCGGAATGTTTGCGACAATAGCGTTAGTTACGTTCGTGATAGTATTGCTTAACTGGTCGAAAACTTGAGTAATGCCATCTGCGTTTAGCTGTCCGGTTTGCAACCAAGCTGTTACAAAACTAATGACAGCCCCCGCAGCCACTCCCCAAGGGCCGGATAAGCCTAACGCAGCCAGCCCAACTTTAGCTAAAGTGCTAACAATCATAGACGCGATACGGCCGATGCCACCTAATTTGCCTACAAAGTCTTGAATGGCCTGACCGCCGCCGCCTAATTTACCTACAAAGCCTTGAATAGCCTGGTAAGTGGCTTGCATTGATTGTATAAAGCTATTCCAAGCACCAATGAGCACAGCATTTTTTGAACTAACAATTTGGCAAAAAGCATTCCATACATTGATTGCCGTATCACAAAACGACTTCCATACTTTTTTACCAACTTCGGTTTGAGTGAAAAAGTAAGCTAATGCAGCTATTAAAGCGGTGATGCCAGCAATGACCAAAACTGCAGGATTAAGACTCATAGCAGCATTAAACGTCTTTTCAGCAAACGCGGCAAGTTTCAGCGCTATGCCAACCGTTGTTAAAATGCCAACGAAAGTCATTAAAGCAATTCCTAAACCAGTAATGATTTGGATTGCCGGTCCGCCATTGTCAATCGCGTTGACAATGCCAGAAATTACCTTAATTCCTACACCACTCAAAGCATCAAAAGCTGGTTGCAGCTTGTTCGTTATAGTTTCAACCAACCCGTCCATCGCTTGACCTAACGTTTTGTACTCCGTAGACATTTTAGTAAATGCTTTGTTAGTACCAACTTTTGCAATAGCATTAAAAAAGTCTTGGGTTTTGATTTTGCCATCATTAACAGCAGAAACCATTTCAGACGTTGACATGCCCATTGCTTTTGCAACTGCAGCAATGCCGGCCGGGGTTTGTTCAAGCATAAGCTTAAAGTCTTGCCATTGGACCGTTGGCTTAGCAGCCATCTGCGTTGCTTGTTGCGACAACGTTTTCATCGCCTGTTTAGGATTTTCCGCAGCAGACGCAAGCCCACCGAACCCCTTAACAAGTTTGGTAGTGTTTTTGATGCCGACTGCTGCCAGTTGACTATACGTCGTTGCCATATCAGACGCTGAATAAATCGTTTGCTGAGCATATTTGGTCAACTCAGATCTGACTTTTCCTATTTGGCTTTGCGACTTGCCTAGATACGACATGTTGCCTTCGAACGTTTTCCAAGTTGCGCTTGCTTCGTTCAACCCGCTAATGACTTCGCCCAGACTGTTTTTAATCAGCCCCAAAGCTCCGGCGGTTACCGCAGCACTTGCGCCAAAAACAGCGCCGTTCGCAGCAAATTTGCTTGCCGACTGATTGCTTTCGCCAACAACTTTGCTAAGGCTATCAACAGCCGCTTCCATCGTTTTGGTGAAATTTTGATCGACAGCGGAAAGAATCGCCTCGATACTCATTTCTTCTGCCATTCTAACCGCCACCTTTCCATGCTTGCATATCAATCAGCCCGCGCTTTTTAAGCTCTCTGAATTCCTTGTAGCGCTGTTGAAACAGTTTCGTGGTATTTTTGTCGCTATCGTTAGAACGTCCATACTGGGCGTTAATCGCCGATAATGACTTAGTTATGCCGACATCTTTAAGGAACTTTTGAACAGACGCGTATTTCCACTTTGGATTTTTGCCGCCTGTGGTTGCTTGAACAGCATAGTTGTACCACGCTTGATATGCCTGATCCTCACGTTTGCGAATCGCTCGCAGTTCGTATGCTTCTAGCCGTAGTTGATATTCAGCTAACGTGATACGCTCTGCCTGTTTTACATCGTTAAAGCCTAGATATGCCAGGCAGTTGACCAAGATCATGCGATATGTTTCTTCGCTTGTCTGGTCGTTCTCTTGACTATCTAGGCTTTCAGATTTTTTGTCGCGGTCCGCGCAGCATTGCTTGATTTCAGCTCCTTAGTGACGTCATCGAACAACTTATCAATGTTCGTTTTCTTATCATCAAGGTAAGCGTCAATATCGCTTTGCGATGGCCGTTCCCTATTGTCCCACGCAGCACAGTAAAGCAGATCTGCCAGTACGGCAACATCATAGCTTCGTAGTGCGGGAACAGCTTTAGTTAGTGCCATACCGAAATTTTGTTCAACGCCTTTAATATCAAGCGTCATGCCGATTTTTCGATCAAGCTCACGAATAAAGCGAACGCCAAAATTAAGGTTGACATCTTTGTTGTTAACTTTGATTTGCATTAATAGTCCTCCTAGTTATCGCCAACACCTTGTCCGGCGTCAGTTTCTTTGTTCCAAGCCTTACCGGCTCCATCAGTGCCATCGTTCTTTGGCGTGCCTTCGATTGCACCAACGCCACGGAAAATGTAAGCCAATTCGGCTTCTTGCTCTTCGCTCAGCGTTACCCAACCACGAACTGGACCATAGTCAACCGTGATAGTCGTTTCACGGCTCGAAACATCGTCTGGATCGTTATCATTGCTGTCTTCAGTAACCTTGCCACGCAAATATAAGGCATAATATTGTCCTTCAGAGTTTTTACGTTGTCGGTTAACAGCCCAGAATTCCATTTCTTCGTTGTCGAAAATGGAATCAAGCAACTGATCGGCAATCTTGGACCAGTTGTTGACAAACTCAAACTTGAAGTCAGTTTCCAAGCTTGACGTGGTAGTTACCGTGCCAGACTTAGTTTTCTTTTTGTCAGAATCACGCTGTGGGTCAATGTTTAAACTTGTCTGATACGGAATAAGCTGACCGGCCACTTTAGTAGCCTCCGCCAATTTCCGGGCATAGACAACGACATTAACACCTTGGATTTTCTCTAAATCAGCATTTGCCATGCTCTCACTCCTAACTTAATTCGAATACAAGCGACACAATGCCGTGCATTAACACGGTATCGGGCACGCTCGTATCAGTGATTATTTGATTGCTGTTAAGCGACGGCCGACCCACGAACCGGAAATTTTCGGAAAGTAAAACGCCCTGTCCAATAGCAGACAAGGCGTTCATCATTTTTGCCACGTTGTAGCGATTCTCTCCAGTGTCCCACACGTTAAGCGTGATATCGATTCTAGCCCCGTAGGCGTCTTTGTACGGGCTAATGATGGAATTTACATCACCAACATTAACAAACGGGTACGGGGCATTCTCACTCTCTAACGGCAAATGATCATACACGGTATAGCCTAGCTCTTGTGCTTTAGAAAATACCGCGTCGAATAGTTCCTGTTCAGGTATCATGCCTTCGCTCCCTTCCTTACTTCATCATTTTCTTTAGATCGTTAACAAACTGAACACTCTGGTACGCAAATGCCGGTTTAAGTGTAGGCCGTGCCGACATGAATCGAGAACCGAATTCCAAGTAAGGGAAATACTCAGTGTGTGGTGCAACAGCTACCGTCATGCCAGCGTTTGAGAACGTAGTAGACAGCGAACGTCTAGTAGCACCAGTTGCATAACCAGCTGTATACGCAGCAGCCATGTTCTGTGCCGTTTTCGTCTTAAGCAACGCACCATGTTTAGCAACAATCGTTTTCGTTTGCGTCGCCATCATCATAGGTCGCTTGGCGATTGCTCGTTGTAGTTCCCTAGCGCCTTTAATTTGAAACGTTACTTTAGCCATTGCTTTCACCTACAATCAAAGTGAACAGTTTTAACGGTTTCCGCATTGTCTGCAGTACATACTTTTGCTTTCCATCGTCAATGGTCAGGTATGACCACTTAGGCGGTGCAGCATAAAGCCGTATTACTAGACTGTTCTGTTTATAGTCGCCGAACAATTGCACCGACTTAACCGTGCCGACATCAGTTACATTGCCATGCAACGTTGAAACTAGCTTTTCACCGCCTACATAGCCGTGTGTTTTCGGGTCGTAGTGCCGTTCCGACTTATCATAAAACTTGATAACGTGGTCAAAACGCATTTAATCGCCCCGCTTTCGATACGGGTCAACCGTAGTTAGTACGCCTTGACTATGACGTTTGCGCCAATCATCAATATCGGCCTGAAAATCATCGAAATCATTGCTGTTAAACGTAATGCTTTCGCCTTCCTGAGTGTATGACGCCATACCCTCATTTTTTAGACGATTATAGCGCCGTACAGCAACTTCAATCTGAATATAAGCTAATTCGTTAGGGACTTGCTCGCCAGCTCCTAACGCCAACTTAAAGTGCAATTGTAAGTCAGTGTTTTTGATAATCAGCGCCAAAACAGAATCTTGGCTTGTGTCATCAGTCGCAAGCCCTAGCATTGTTTTTAAATCGTCAAGACTTGCCATAATAAATCACCTTATCTACTAGTGTCCCGCACCGCCAGCTTCAGCCGCTGCTTGAACCGTTGCGACAACCACCTTCGTATCGTCATACAGGAACGCTGCAAAGTGTTCAGTTGCCGTCATCTTAGTAGCATCATGATCAATATCTTGTTGTGTCTTAAGTAGTACGTTACGCTTCATGACCAGTTTCAGTGCTGGTGAGCTTTGGTTAGCCTTGATCAAAATCATCTCGGTATCAGTCAGCTTCTTACTCCGTACGATTTGAGCACCCAAAACATCGTAGTACGTGCCGTTGATAACTTGGTTAGCTCCGGCTTCACTACCTAGCTTCTTGTTAATTGCGTCCATACGTAGTTTAGATGCCGTCTTAGGGCTCATGACAGCAACGACAGTGGAATCATCTTCATCATTAAAAACATCAAGTGCCGTTTGCAGGCCTTCAACCGTTGGCGTGATCGTTGCCTTTTGACTGCCACCCTTCGCAGCAGTCAGTAAGGCCGTATCAACAAAATCAGCAATGCTCAGTCCCAGTTGCCGAGTGCTTTCACCAATTGCATCACCGTAACCAGACAGCACAGCTTCATCAGTAATCATCGTACCCTTGGCTGCTTTTTGAACCTTAACCTTGGTCATCTTAGTGCCTAATTTGTCGAACGGGATCGCTTGGCCTTCGGCAATGTTTTTTGCATCACCAATGTAGGTGAATTTAGGGAATTGCAGAGTATCACCGGCGTTGCCAACAAGCGTGTTATCAACTTGTGCAAGTGGTGTGAACCGCATTGCGTGTTGCATCGTGTATTGAACAATTGGCGCATTGACCTCAGGATTTACCAGGTCCGCAATCATCGTCATGTTATCTGCCATAGTTATTTACCTCCTAGAATCTTCACATATTCGTCGGGATTCTCACGCTGAAATTTAATTCGGTCGGCGGGTTTCAGTTTGATAAGATCGTTAGGCGTCAATGGCTTAACCTTCTTCCCGCTAACTCGTGGCGTTTCCCCCGCTAATAGCTTGTTTCGTTCGTCTTCTCGAATTGCCTCAATCGCAGTCAGCAGCACGTTAACGTTTGCTTGAGTGCTTTCGGCGGTGTCAGTTACAACCAGATCAAGCAGACCGTTATCAGCGTTGTTAAAACCGCCGTCCGCTAACATTTGCTTGGCACTATCGCGCATTTCGTAGCGTGCCAGCTTTGCAACAGCTTCTTCAGCCCGCTTGTTTGCTTTTTCCAGTTCATAGTTAGCCTTTTGTTCGGCGTTCATACGGGACAACTTCTTGGCCTCGTCTTCCTTGGCCTTAAGCTGTTCCTTTTGACGTTCCAAACGTTGGCTAACAATCTTGTTAACTTCGTCTTGCGTGAAAGTCTTGGCTTGTTGCTCGCTCTGTTTTTCTTCGCTATCGTCTGGCTGTTCTGATTCGGTATTTGGTGCACCGTCCGAACCTTCACTGCCTTGTTCAGCGAAAAATTGCAACATCATTGGCAAGCTATGAGTTTTAACAAGCCCGCTTTGTACTAACTTTTTGTACATAGATACACCCTCGTTTTAAGCCCGGTCGGCTATTTATTCCGAACTTGTTCTTTTAGGCCTGCAAGCAAGTCAAAAAGGCCGGGATTTAAGCATGAAAAAAGAGAACCCTTGCCACGCATGAGTTCTCTTGATTTTGTTTTTAATTCGGAAAATAAAAAGGCCTAGCCGCAGCTAAACTTTCTTTGCACCAATAGCTTTTTCAAGCGTCTTTGAACGTTTACCGCCGACAAGATTATCATCTCTGCCATCAACCCACGTTTCAGATATGCTGCAACGACAATTTGGGTGCTCTGGAATCTCTGGCACTTTAGCAACCGTATAGACACCTTCGCCGAATCCACTATCACAACTTGCAATCGCTCGACAAGCAGGGCACGCTTTCGGCTCGGCAATCCACTGAACATAGTTGTAGCCGTGCTTTTTAATCGATTCCAGTTGCACGTTCGTTTGGATTCTCGCACTTTCAGTTCGTGCTAATCGTTCGGTTACATATCTTTGATTGCCAACCGCTGTTTTGACCTGCTCACGTAGCCCTGCAGCCATTTTACATGGGTTTTGACCCTGTATCATACCAACACTTAAAACTTGGTCTAACTTAGCCTTAAGGGCGTCTTGGTCAGCCCACAATCGCTGACTGAAAGTTGCTCCGTTAGTCTGTGCCATTAGGATTTTAGCAGCATCTTTGCCAGTCCAAGGTGAACGTTGCGCGCTATCCATCATGATACCGGCTTGCCTAATGACTTCCTTTTGGTAATCACCGCTCAGCTTATCTCGCAGACTGGAATCGACTTTCACGCCGGCTCGCAGCATATCAAGACCAACTTCAGACTTAAGATGTTCAAGCCGGTTGATTTGCATTGTAGCGTTGTAGACCTTCAAGCGCTGGTTCACTTGGTCGCTAAAATCAGCATACGTTACTTTCTGACCATTAGCCCGCATTTTCTCCGCCTCAGCCACGATTGACTTAGCTTTGGTTTCATACGCCTTGACGTCCATTTGCGTTACTTGGCCTTTGCCCACTCGGTTAAGCTCTTTCTCGATACTATCGCTAATATCTTCGATTGCTTGGTTGTAGTAAGTTTCAAGCAGCTTGCCAAACTCGGCGTCATTTTCAAGCTGTTTGAGTTGCCAGGCTTTCTCTTGCTTGGCTCGCTCTTCCCAATAGCTACTTGGCATCTACATCATCGCTTTCAGTGTCCTGCTTTTGCTGATCAGTCATGGAAGGCATAGCCTGCAAGTTGTTACGCACGTCTTCGGCTTGTTCTTCCCGCATACGTTCGATTTCCTTCTTCGGGTCATCAACGATTGACAACGTGCTTAGCTGGGTTTCCTTAGATACAATACCTGACAACGTAGACGCAGTTTGTGCTTCATTCTCGACATCAAGTGGGATATTACGGGCCGGTACGATTTGCAAGTCTTTCATAACATCAACACGGCTAACCGTACCAATTGCCCTGCCCAGACCTAACGCAGTGCCTAGCAGTTGGCGCAAACTGATTGCAAACTTACGGTCTTCGAACGCAGCCTGATTCTGCATGCTTAACAGCTTGTAGCGAATCGCAACCCCGCTTGCGTTGCCACTAAATGCTTCATCGTTAAGGTTAGCAACCATTGCCGTTTGGAAAATATCATCTTTCAAGCGACTAAGCATGTTCTCTTGCATGTTGTCGCCATCAGGCTTGGTGATGAAATCAACTTCGCCTTGCGCAGCGTCTGCACTCGGCGAGTAAAGCACGTGGTCTTGCTCAAGATTAAGAACTGTTTTGCCGTCTTCGTCTGTTGGCAAAGGAATGCCCAGAATCTTAAGATAAGCATTGTCGAAATAAGCAACCTGGTTAGCCTTCTGACTGATAGCACGGTCATACTCTTCGACCAACGTATCAATCTTGCCAATCAACGAAAGGCGCTCATCGTTGGCGTAAAATTCAGCAGCAGGAACAGCGCCAAACAAGTGGTTGATCTGTTCCGTTGTTTTGCCATCGTTGCCGAAATAAGTAATTTCTTTGTCGGTATAAACTTCACCGCTTAACTGGTTGTTGTAGCTTGAATACCGCACGAACGCAACGGGATTCCGTTTAATCGTGGTGTCGTAGATCATAAAGCTACTATCGGGCGCAGCAACCGCGATTTCAGTTTCGCTGTTCTCGTTTTGATAAGCCAACATGTAAGACCGGCCATAGATAGCAACTTGCTTGGCAACTTCGCTCAGCTTGTCTTGAAACGAGTTGACGCTAAGCCAGTCTTGCAAGCGTTGGTTAGTGCTATCATCATCTAACGCAATCTTAGGCGGTTTGCCGACAAAATAACCTACATACGTATCAACGACATAGTTAGTCCAGTTGCTAATGATTCGGTTGTCTGGTCGCATTGAGAAACGATCACGCGGTTTGCGCAAAATATCGTGGTTACCGCTATACAAGTCGTAGTAGTGGTTATACTTCGTAGACCGTTGGCGATTATCGTTGATAAACTGCATTAAGCTAGTCGTGTCCAGCTCTTCACCGGCGAACATATATACGCCTTCTTTGGTTATATAGCAGTTTTCGCTAATCGTTTTCTGAATTGCCATTCTCTCACCTCTTTCTTAGAAATATCTTGAACGAATCGTCCGTGCTTGGTTATCGCGGTGTTGGTTAAATACTGCATAGCGTAGGCTGTCCATTACGTGGTCGTTCTCTTTGACAGGCTCGCCGGTCTTGTCGTCCCAAACATACTGATAAACTTCGTCCAGAAACTGGTCAACGCCTTCTTTAACAACAAAGAACTTGCCTTGTTTCATGTACTCGCTAACCTTTTCAATACCCGCCATTTTCGCTTTGTTAGCGTTTCGAGCTTGAATACCAGCTTGCTGAAACTCGCTAACGTTGTCTGGTCGTGCAGAATCGCACCAAAAAAGGATATTCCGGCCGTACTTGGCTTGAATATCCTTCGCAATGCTTTTCCAATAATCAATGAACTTAAATTGCTTTGTGTGCTCTTCAATCAGATAGACGTTGCCTTGCCTGTCATCACCAAAAACAGTGATAACACCGGCATGGTCAAAACCCCAGTCGACACCACAATAGTAGCTCAAGTCGTCCGGTAAGTCCTGCTTGTCTATCATCATGGTTCGCTTGTCAAAATCACGATAAACAACGCCATCACCGCTGACCCATAAACCTAAAATATCACGATCGTAAAAAACCCCGCTCGGTTTAGACGCCTTCAAAGATTCGACGTAATCGGCTGATAGCGTTGGATTATCGTCAATCGTGAAATTAAAGTATATCGTTCTTGCTTTGGGGTCGTCCTTATCAATATGGTTAACCTTAAGCCAATGCTGCGGGTTGTCTGGGTTTGTGTCGCAAATAATCTTGCTATTAGGCTTTGAACAACGGTTATTGATTTCTTCAAAAACTCGCTCATTTGCCAAACTGGCCTCATTTACGTAAGCGCCATACGAAGTAAAACCACGTGCACCGGCTAACCCACGAATAGAATCTGTGTAGATTGGCGTAATATCAACGCCAAACAAATGAAAATGGTTATGCCGGTCTGGTGGTAAATCAATACCAAACGTGTTTGAAATACTCAAAATTACGTTGTTATAAATTGACCCACTAGACGCACCGGCCAAGATATATTGCGGGTGTTTTTCGCCTTCTAATTCTGCTTGCTTGGCAACTCTACGTAACTCAAGCAGGAACAAATAGTTATTAATGTATGTCTTACCGCTCCGAACCGCTCCAGATAGTATCATCATACGAAAATCTTCATTTAGATACGTATGCAGAACCTTATTCTGCTTTTCCGTAAATAAATCAGTTAGCATTTTCTTCACTATCCTTGCGTTCGATTGTAGTAAGCATTTTATCAATTAGCACTTCGACATCTGCGCCGTTTTCTTCAAGCGACTTTGCCCTTGCCTCCGTCACTCGTGCATCAGCATTAGCCTTACGAACCTTAGCCCGTGTAAGCTCAGGCGTATCATTATCAGACAGCATACCGGCCATTTTTAGAATAGTAGTTGCTGATTGCAACTGAACCATTTCTGATTTAGCTTCTAACAACTCTTTCAGCTTCTTAAGCGCCTTACTTTCGTAGTCATTTTTAACAACAAGTGATCGGTACTGTTTTTGTGCTGCCTTGAACAACTCTTCGTTTTTCCAACTACTCAAAGTAGACCTGCTTCGGCCAACTGACTTAGCGATTTCTTCATCGGTCAACTCATCTTCAAACAGCAACACAACCGCTTTTTGACGACGCTTGTCCAACTCATAAAAAGGCCCGTCTTGTCCCGTTTTGTTTACTTTACTCATGGCATATCACCACACCTCATTTCGTCAAAATAAATAACGTTTGGTCGTTCCATTTTGTACCTCACAACTTCATTCTCGGCGGTTTAATGCTATACCTGACCTTTTTATCGATTTTCGTCTTAACGGGCTTGTGCCGCTCATTCTCGGCCTTGTGTCGCTCTCTGCATATCTGGTCAGCATAGGCCAACATGATATACTCAGACCGGCTACTGACTAGCCCGTATTTCTTTGTGATAAACATTCGTTCGCTCTCCTGACCAAATAAAAAAGACGGGCCGAAACCCGTCAATTGAAACTGATGCATAAGCAGCACGCCAACGACCACTGTCAACGTACTTGAACTATTAACTCAATGAAAATAATAGTTTATTTTGCCCGTAGGCAACGTATCCTGCAGGACTCGAACCTGCGGCCTTCGGGTTAGGACGCTCTGCCAACTGAGCTAAGGATACAAAACCCGCCGGCGTTGATAAGGAACACCATGCCGGAAGGATAACATATGCAAAGGATTATGCAACCCGTTTAATTTGTGCCATTTCTGGCAAAGGATAGGTAGTGGACTCGCACCACTTTTTGCATGCTGCTAACGCCGGTAGATCGTTCAAATAACGTTAACAGCAAGCCCACCTGGGACCTTCCAACTATCTGTCGTGTCTTCCAGATAGTAACACCGTAAGACGGAATCGCACCGCCTCGCAAATGATCAGTATTGGAGCGATCAAGTTTAAAGGTTTACGGAAGTAATCATTTGCCATCTTATACGGTATGAAAAAGCAAGTTTCCTTGCTTTAGTAGGTAAAAAGTCGCTTTGCAATCGCGAATATTTTTTATTGCGCATGCAAGCCTAGAAATCAAAGTATGACTAAATTAAACAATCGTCTTGAAAGGATTTCATTTCCAACAAATTTGAAAGACCATCGGAACAGAAAGGTTCTATGCCATCTCTGGCACAATACCAATTTACCACTTTATCAAGTGCTGTTGAATCCCCTCTTAGTACCCCAGTTGGTACTACCTTATATACCACTTTTTAATCCGTTGCTTTCTTCATGATTGTAAACGTTGGGAATAGCTCTTCAACTTGGTACTTTGCAATGGCTGTTTCGATTGTTTCCGAAAACTCATAGCACGCAAACTTTTCCGACTTATGCCAGCTCTTGTTGCTACTGATATGCAGCAGCTCTTTGACGTCTTCTACTTGTTCCCGCTTCACAAACCGGTTTTTCAGAATAACACGGCTTTTTTCGCTCAAGCAATTGTTGATTGCGTCATACACCGCATTTAATGCCCGTGAATACTCCGTGTGAGCGATAAAGGCGTCTTCGTTATGATTTCCACCACTACCGCCGAAACCACCGTCAGCAGACAATGACGGGCTTTTAATATCGCCTGACCCCGCCTTGCGCAAAATATGGCTAAACGTTCGTTCATTGAAACCATCGTCAAAGAAGAAATCACGCACTGCTTGGCGGGTTGCCTGCTCATCGATTTCGTCAAATAATTCTGCTTGTTTAACTGACATGCCTAACCCCTTTCGACTTCGTAGCGTCCTAGATATGGCTTTTTAGACCGGCGTTTCAAGTAATTATGAATCGTGCGATGCGTAAAGCCTAGCGCCCGTTCTGCGGCTTGAATGCTGTTATAATGCATGACTTTGCCAAGCTCTAAATCTTTAATCGTGATTTTAACTCCTGGCTTCTCTACTATTGACGGTATCTTTTTGTGCATAACTTTTAATGCACCATTTTTCCGAACGTGATAAAGATAGCTGCTTCTAGAAATTGGCACGTTTTCGATAACCCAATGCCAGCTTTCCCCTTGCTCTAGTGCTTCCTTTTGCTTTGCGTAAATCTCGGCTTCAATAGCAAAGTTATCAACACTTTGTCCGGGTTTGTGATAGCTCGCCCGCATTTCCTTGATCATCGCTTGAAGTTTCTTATACTTTGCCGTTGCCGTTTCACCGTCTGGGCAACCGTCATCGTCCAAAAAATCATACTCAAGATATAAATCGGGGTACGTTGTTCGATACCAGTTTTCAAGCTGGCAAAACTCTTCCATGTCAATCATCTAACCACCTACCATTTTCAAGACCGCCAATGCTACCAGTACCCAGAACAGCATGCATGCAGCAAAGACAAAACCTAACCCGTTCCAGTTACGCATTGTAGATCACCATCGCCGTGTAGTAGTTGTATGAGCCGTTAACACCATAAGCAGTTGGTGCTAGCTTAATATCAACTACTGCAACCTTGTTCTTCGTCAACCATTCGTTCATCTTGTCTTGTAGCATTGCGATGTTAGAATCGCAGAAAAACTCAACCTTCATGCCGTTCCTCGCTTTCGATAACATGCCTACCCGTCGTATATACGCTTTCCCAGCCAGTGAGAATTTTCGGGAAATGCTTTGAATAATAGTGCCCTTCGTCGTTGTACATTTCATCAAGCAGCACGGTTTTGTTCAGCTTGTTCAGCTCGATAATTTGATACAGCCTAAAACCGTCAATCAGTGTTACCAGCTCGTTGTTGTGGAATGCCTGCTCTACATTAGCCATGTTCTAGCCTCGCTTTCGCTTTAAATCCTTGATTCGCCGATTAATCAAGACATAGTACGTTTCTAGCAGCATGAATTGCGTTTCCGCTAACGAAAGTTGCGCATCCCTAACCGTCTGCCGATCGCGCTGAATGTCTAAGAAAGCGACAAGTTCATCAATCTTTTCGTCAACTTCTTTACGCTCGTGTTTCAGTTGCTTTTTTAGTCCTTCCATAATCCACGCTCCCCCTAAAAATATCTTTGTATCTGCTTTGTTCAAACGGAGCTTTTACGAACCGCAGCAATCCTAGTGGCTCCGTCTTCAAAGACTGTTGGGCTTTTTTCTTCATGATTTCATCTTCAAGCTTTTTCTCGTGATGATAAGCACGTTTACGGAATTTGTGCGGTCGGTCAGAGAATTTCCTAATATCCTTATGCATAAGCCCTTCTTGGTCGAATGTTTTCCAGAATTTTCTAGCCTTGACATCTAGAAAGACATCGCGCTTGTGGCTTCGTGCTCGTCTAGTGCTCATTTAATCGCCTCCCTATAAATTAGGCCTTCTATGTCGTAAATAAAACTTTCCATTCTTCTCTTGTTAAATTGATATAGCAGAGTTGTTTCGGCGTTAGGGCTTCCAAACTTAAGCTCATTCCGAATCTCCAAGTACCCATTGCTATCAGTATTCCTATCGTAAAATTCCCAATAATCCGCCCCGAAAGAATCAGCTGCCTTAGGAGTAAATGTCTTCCAGACTTTAACTGCCTGTTCTTTTAAGAACTTAAACAATTCAACGTTTAAATCGAACTGATAATCTAATAGATCCTTTCTTTCCGTGTGGATTTGAATGTTAGACCTATTCACACGCACAATTAACTTTCTTTTATGCTCATCAGTAAAAACTCGCTCAATCATTGCTCAGCCCCCCTAATCAATAATCGTTGGCTCCGAAAGCTTATCAGCATCGATAGCACTAACACGAAAATCAGATGTTTCAAACAAATGGAATGTCTGGAATTGGTTAAGGTGCTTAACCGTTGCCTCAATAGCTTCTTCTTCGTTTCTGGCAATCACTACATGTCTTGGGCCACCAAGGTCTGGAATCACTTCATAAATTTTCATCGTTCGTCCTCCTTGATGAACACGCTCCATTTTGTTTTCCTGCGCATATCGCCTAGAATTGGTTGTTGACCAAATGCTTTAAAAACTTCTTTAATTGGGATTTGGTCCTCGTTCCACTTAAAAATCAATGTCCCTGTCGGTTTAAGGACACGCATAATTTCCCGAAATGCTTCATGAAAATCATGTGGCCAATTCATCAAATCAATAGTTCCATACTTTTTAGCAAGCCAGCTTGTCTTACCTGCACGAACTAAATGTGGTGGGTCAAATACAACTAAATCAAAAGTTTCATCATCAAATGGGATATTCTTCCAATCAACTTGAATGTCTGGGCTAATTTCAATACGACGTTCATTGCCGCGATCCATTGCTGTATAGGTAGCCTTTCGAATATCCATATAAGTAGTGTGCGGCTCTTGTTTGTCATACCAAAACATTTTGCTTCCGCAGCATACATCTAAGATTTTCATTCTTTCATTCGCCCCCCCTAAACTCAATCCAAGCATAGATAGCGATAATTGCCTGAACCAGCTGCCAATCATGTGGTGCTTGTATCTCTTCGTTATCGTCTTTCATCTTGCAGCCATATCGTTTACAAATCTTTTCAACAACACCTTTTTCTCGCCAATTAGGCACGAAACAATCAAGATTAAATTTCGTATACCCGTCATCGGTAAAGTAATTTCCACTTGGTTTGCAATAAATCGTGATGCAGTCATCAAGTGGGTCGGCAAATTCGGTGTCGTACGCAATCCACTCCACTTTGTCATTCTTTAAAAACAAACGCTTTCGTCCAATCAAATCCATCTATCAATCACCTCCACCACAAATTCAAATACCCAACATGCCAGGCCGCATATGCAGCCTATATCAAATATCTTTGTGCCAAGCTGATAATTGAACCAAAGTACGCATGCTGTTCCAACTATTAGCGCGACAATGCTGGCAAGCAGTAATACGCTTTTAATGCGATTAACAACCTTAATGGAATGCCGTTCAGCGTTTAGGTCGTCATACATGAGCATGCACACGTTTGTTGGTTTCATGTCTAAAACATTCGCAGTATTCACGACAAAACGAATAATAATCTTCAACAAGTCACGGCCAGTGAACTCTTCCGGCATCTGATCAGCGAAGGCGTCCCAAGCCCTATTTGACACTTCGATTAGTTCTTTATCAGTCATCGTCACAGCTCCTTTACTTATACAAACACAAGCCCAAAGCGAGCAGCATTAAGGCTACAAATACGATTAAAGCTGATATAACGGCCTTTTCGGAATTGCAAAATTCTTCTTGATCCCAGACTAGCCAGATAATGGCTGCGACTACGCCGAAGAAGCTAACTACAATAGCCGCGTTTAAAAACAGCTTCATCGCCAACACCTCATTTCCTTTTCTCGCTCCGTTCGATATGCCCGCCAACGTGGACCATGAACACCTGGCCCGTTGGCACGATAGCAGCGCTTGAATGCTTTCAACGCAAGCACAAGCCCTGCATGTTCCCGTGCCCGTTTTGTCATCTAAATAACCCCTTCCTTCAACATCTTTGCGATTCGCTTTTCCGTGCTATCAACCAGTGCAGCATATGCCTGCATGGTCTTAATCTCGTCATCGTTGTTTGCTGTCTGTTTGATATACTCATCGAACGCAGCACTTAGTTTGCGTCCGCAGTACCAGCGCCGCAGCTCAACCACTTTGCCGTTTTCCTTGTTAATGCCAAACTTAACCAAAATGGCAGGATTGTAACTGTCGCTAGTGATGTAATAGCTATCGTCAATCTTGATCTTCATCTTCTTGCTCCTCTATGATGTCGATAATATGTTCTGGTGCAATCGCAATCAGTTCGCCGTAAATTCCATCTGCTCGATATAGCGTTCCGTTTCGCCGTGCATAATCGATCTTTGCACACTCGTTCCGAAAAACACCATTGATATAGTATTTCGAATAACTAGTCGTGGTTTGGTTTGCGGTCAAAATCAACCGCTTTGACTGTTCGTTGTTTTCAGTTCCTTTGTAGCTCGATGCCATGTTTAATCCTCCTCGACTTCTTCCGCAGCACGCCATAAATCCAAGTTGGCAAATACTGCACTGATTTCCATTTCATCGATTTCATCAGCCGTGAACGTTGCTTTTTGGTTACTCATCTTGGCAATTTTTAGCGATGTTACCCTCCACGAACCCGTGCCTTCTACCCGTGTCAGATAGCCGTAATCCGTGTTAAGCAGCTTGATGTAATACTTTTGTTCAAGTTGTTCATCGAAATAGTCGAACAGCTGGCTGTTGATCAAACGAAGAACTTCACGATCAGTTTTGTTGCTTCGGTCTGGCATGGAATCGACCGTGAACCAGCCTGGCTCATTGCCTTCACAAATATATAAAATTGCTACCCGTTCATCGTTGAGTTTGTCATAAAGCCAAATTGTAGATCTATTTTGTAAGCTTGCCTTCGCAACAGTATATGTGTAATGCAGCGTTCCGATTGCCTTCTCAGCAATTTCGCTTAACTTTTCTTTAGTCAACATTTGTCATACTCCTAACTTCAATAAGTTTCTTTTGCATAAATTTCAACCTCTATTCTTGGCTTGTCCGAGTAATACTTGTCGATTTCTTCGTGAACAATCATTGCGTCATCTTTCCATAAAACGCCGTTTAAGGCATCTTCGAATGATTTAAGATAATTAGACAAGTCGGCTTTTACAATCGGTCTATGCGCTCCTGATGCCCGTCTATCGTGTTCTTTTTTCGATATGCTCTTTTGAATCTTTCGATAAAAGGCTACCTTGATATAGATTTCGCCCTCGACTGGTGCATCGTGATACATCTCTGTTGCCAATGCTCGCAACTGTTTCTTAAACGTGGCAGTTTTAGGTGGGTCATACAGCCGAATGCCTTTGCCGAACCTTCTTGCTCGTGGCCTAGCCTGTGCCACCGGTTCGATCGGTAAGATCAGCTTGATCATCGATAAACGTCCAATGAAGAAACTACTAACATGCAAACAAACATGCTGACAAAACTCGTTGAAATAACTTTTAAGCCGATTAATCCGTTAAACCAAATGGCAACAACGAATCCAATTCCGATTGATACCATCGAAAGGATTACCAGCGCATTTAATACTTTCTCTAAAATTTTCAAAATCCTATACCCCCATATCGTGCATTAGGCTTGCGTCTACATCGTTGTTGCTGTCCCAGTGTCCTGAACTCTTCATCACCCGTACGATTGCCGGGTCAATACGCAGCATGCCATCGCCTTCACAGAACGGGCACTTGCGTTCGATTGTGTCCAGATAGCCTGAACCTTCACACCAAGCGCAGCTTTGCTCGGTGTCTAAGATCATCTTGTCTTTCGTTACTTTCAGCATTTCTTCACCTTCTAAATCATGCTTGCTCGAACGTCTGTCATGCCGTTAAACACCAGTCGGCGCTTTTGATTCCGTGTTATCAGTCTGCTTAATAGCTTCTCGTTATACATTGCTTCAAGCTCTGCCATCGTGTTGTTTGTTGTTACAATCGTCGCTTGATTGCCGTATCGTGCGTCTGCTACTGCAAACAGTCCCTTTTGCATATCAACTCGGACTTGGCTTTGTTTGTCAGTCCGCATACCGCCTTCCGTTCCAAAGTCGTCTAATATTAGAACGTCCACCGGCTCAATCTTCAATCGCTTGTCGCCCTTCATATAGGCGTTCAGTTCATAAAGCCGGTTTTGGGCTTGCTTGTCGTCAAAACGCATTGCATACAGTTCTGCTAGTGCGTCGGTTGAAACAAACATAGCCGTCTTATTTGAGTTGTTTCTGATAAAATCAACCATTGCCAACGCTAGGCTTGTCTTGCCAGTGCCTGGCCTTCCTGCTAGATAAACCCGATATGGTTTGCCTTCTGCAATCTCTTTGGCTAATAAGTACGATTGATTGCCTAAATTGCGGGCTAATTGCTCGTTTGGTTGTTTCTTTGGTTGCCAATCAGCATATGTGAATTTGATTGGCTCACCAGTCCATAGCGACTTGTTAAACACTCGGTTAAAGTTGTGCCGTGCGTTCTCTTTCCGCCATTCGTTATGCAGCGGTTCAGCTTTCTTTTTAAGATAGTCAGCCATTGCTTGCTTATCAGTCAGATCAACATCGGGAAGGTCCCAACCTTCTTTGGCAAAGATTTTCTTTAGACTCTTAACGCCTTCTTTGGCACTATCTTTTACGCTAAGCATGTTTCACCTCCAGCGTTTTTTGCTATTTTTCGGATTTGAAATCCGTAAATTACCAGTATTCGTTATCCATCTGATACCGTGTCAATCCGTTAGGGTCTGGCTGACCAGTCATCGGATTAATCCTTTCGGTATAGTAAGGGTCGTTCTTGTCTGGTTGGCCCTTAACTTTCTCGTTTAGATAGT